AACTGCTCCTGGTCAATTGGTTTTTGAACACTAGCCTCTAATAAATCTTTTTCAAACAACTGATTTTTAGTTTCTAGTTTATTAAGTCTTTCGATAACACCGAAAGCAAACCATGCTCCGACAATTATGGCTGCGATCAGACCAATTAAGTTCCTTAAAGGGAGACCGATACTGGTGTTCTCATTTATTTTTATTGACATGATAGGCACTCATCTGAACCAGAATCTAATTCAGCTAATGCCTCCTCTTTACAATCCTGACTACAGAATTGATCTAGCTCATCTTTTGGTTGAAACTCTTTTTGACATTGATTACATTTCTTCATCGTTTATGTCTCCTTTTTTTTCTAAGTAGTTTAAGTCTTTGTTGCCAAAGCCAAGAAACAAATGCTACAGCATATTTCTCAACCTTTGAGAAAAACTCATCTATAAGACTAAAGAAATTATACAACCATTTATCAAACATTTAAATGCCTTGTAATCTAGGATCGTTTGATGTGATATTTTTTTCAGCTTTTGGTCTAGCAATTGACTCTTTACTTCTTTTTCTAAGTTGAGCAACCATAGACTCTTGCTTTCTTTTATCTTCTATTTGTTTTTTTAAATCTCTAATTAAATTCATATTAGCACTTCCATCTTCTTCTTGCTGCGCATATTCTCTTATCAGGAGTTTTAGCGCAATTAATATTATGCATCTTCATTTGTCCTCTTGATCTTCTACAATAAGATGCTCTTCTTTTAGCTGCTTTAGATCCTTTTTTAACTTTACCTGTAACAGCTGTTTTTAACTTCGATCCAGGGTTCATTCTTCTGTACGCACGAACACCTGCTGCAGTCATACCTGCTCCAGATTTTGTAGACCTAAAGTTCTTTTTATTTTTCGCTGGCATACCGCCTTTAGCGAAGCCATCGATCTCTATACCTAAATCAGCATAGTAATCCATGTTTTACCTCTAAGCAGTTAATCCTGGACCAGAATATTTATCTGTTAGTAATGTATAAGCAGCGACGTTTGTTTTTGTTTTAACAAAAATTCCTTTTGGAAAAAGGATTCCGTCCTCTGGAAATGAAAAGTTAATTACATCACCTTGTGGTACATCACCTATAAAAAGTGAATCACCTGTAGCTGATGTTGTTGTTAATTCTAATATACCTGCTCCAACATTATCTGAAGCAATAATAATTCCTCTTAATCTAATTGGCTGTGAAATAACTGCAGTACCTGTGTTACCTGCTGTTGATCTTGTAGCCTGAATATCACTTTTAAAACTCATAGTATCTCCATTATAAGGGTAAAGTATAGGGGCGTAAAGTACGCCCCTATAAACTGTAATTTATTACGCTCCTGGAGAACCGAAGATTCCTCTAGGGTCAGACCAACCGAAGCTGTATCTTTCTCTAGCTTTGAATCTAACGTTACCAGTGTCAAAATCACCTTCAATCGCTGTTTTAATTGGCGATCTTACAAAGTGTTTTAAACCGTTAGGCGCATCAGTCATGATGAAGAATGCATCAGTGTCAGTTAAGAAGTGATTAACTCTGTAACCTTCTGGAATCATTCCCATGTTCATCATTGCATTGATGTCATTTTTAGCAAACGCTGAAGAACCGCCCGGAGTTGTAGATAAAGGAGATTTCATGATTCTCTCAGCAGTAAATTGTAATTCTTTTGGAATAATCAATTTTCTACCTTGTAGAGCGATCTTTAATCCTCTTTCATCTACGAACGCTGCGATATCGATTAACGCTTGTTCTAATGATGTTTCTGACAAGTCAGAAGCAGTTGAAAGTTCATTTCTGAACGTTCCACCAGTCGCTAATGGGTGGTCAGTAGTACAAAGTGCCTTACCGTCACCTCCATTGTAGCTTCCGCCTGTATCAAACGCGTTGTTTAATACATTCGCTGCTGTGATTTGTTTAGATTGCGCCATTGATCTAGCAAGAGCTCTTGTGTATCTGCCCGCTAATCTGTCGTATAAGTTATCTTCAATAGCCTCTTCTGTGATAGCAAATGCTAACGCCACAGTATTGTGAGTGTATCTTGAAGTATACGCTTCAGTAGCTTGGTCAAAGACAACTCCAGCACCTTCAGCTTTAGTCGCTGCAGTACCGAAGCCAGATAACATAACTTCTTCTTCAAACGCTCTGTCTGAAGATTCCGCCATGAAGATCTCTGCATGTTCATTGTCGTATCTGTTGTATTCCAGGCCAAATAGTGCATTCAAACCTGGCTCTAGTTCTTTAACTAGTTGTGATCGTGATATAGCCATAATTTATAATCTCCTATTATTATAAGCCTGTGCCTTGATTGTAGAAGTGGTTGTTAATTCTAACTAACACGTCTACGTTCGCGCTTCCAGCATCGCTGTTGTCAGTATTTTGTGACACATCGATTGCTTGAAGGACAGTTCCACTTGTAGTTAAACCAGATACACTGTAGTCCATTTGAACTTCAGAGATTCCAGTTAAAGCGTTACCGCCGCCTGTTGTTATTGCAAAGTTTTTAAAGATGTCTGCTGCCGCAAACGCTCCATCAGAGTCTATTGAATAAACTACATTAGGATCATCGATAACAGTAGCGACAATGTCACTAGCGTTAACAGTTCCTGGATAATAGTTTTTCCAAGTAGGCTTCTGAGTAGTAGGGTCTGTGTAGAACACTCCGTTAAAAACACCCACAACGAGATCAGAAGTATTTGCTACTGCTCTTTCGATTCCGCCACCTGCAACAGGTTTTACCAAGTCACCTTGATAAATCGCAGTACCGTAATTCGCAGCAATTCTGTATCTGTTTTGCGCGTTAATAAATGGAGAGCCATCTAACTTTCTTACTGGTCTTAGACCATATTTTTCAGCTACATTAGCCATAGTTGTTTTCTCCTTTATTGTTTAACATTTACTTTGGAGTGAATATTGCCAAATAATTATTATTTGTTTCCACCACCAAAAGTTACGCGAGATTGTCTATTAATATTAATAGGCATCTCCGGTCGTTGTTCCTTCATGACATCGTTGTCTACCGCGGCGACTCTGTCCTGAGTAATTCTTTGGAAATACTCTGCACGGCTTTTTACGATTTCTTCAGGTATCCTTCCCAACACAAGGCCAGCAACCCCGATGAGACCTGCGTAAGTTCCCTGAGCAATGACTGGATAAGAATGATCACCTAATTGATTTTTAATCTCTTCGGCTCTCACAAATTCCCAACCTTCTCTCATTTTCTTCGATACGTTAGCCGTATCTTGGAAACCCATACTTTCGGTTCTGATCCATCTATGAACATAACCGTCTGGCGCAGGTGGTGCATCCAGAGATGATGGTGGCGTCCATGGTTGTTTTCTAACATCCTTTACTTCATTAGACGCGCGTGAAGTTCTATTTATTTTATCGCTCATTCTATACCTCCTTCACGAATTTAGCGTATTCTTCTAGTGGCACCCCTAATTTTTTGGCAATAGCCACCTGTGATTTGGTGAGTCTCACAGATCTACGTCCCTGCTGAGTTCTACCAGCAGAAGCAACTTTTTGGACGGGTCTTCGTTGCTCTTGAGTAGCAAAACGGTGAGGGAAATTTTCCTTCATTCGTTTGTCTATCTCATTATAGTACTCATCACTTTCAACATCAACACCCATGCCCACTAGATCTTCGTGCACAGTCATTGCTGCATTTGTCATGATTTTATCGTTACCAAACCAAGCGTTTTTACTAGCCCAAGATCTTGCTCTTTCACTAGGCTCAGCTTGTGCTTGTTGTTCTTGGATTGGTTGTTCTTTTGGCGCGTTTTTTTGCTCTTCTAGCTGTTTCAATCTAGCTTCTCTATCAGCCATTTTGATTCTAGCTTTTTCCTTCTCAACAGTTAATTGAGTAAGCTCATCATTAGCTTCCATGATTTTATCGGCATCGTTATTTTCGATAGCCTCTTTAAGCTTTCTCTTAACCTGTTCTCTTTGAGCATCTACTCTCGCATCAAATTCTTTAAGATATTTCTCATCTGTAGAATCATATTTACTTTGAGTATCATCATACTTTTTCTGTAAACCTTTAGCAAAATCTAAAGCAGCTTTTTCTCTTCTTTCAGCTTCTCTAAATTTTCTAGTAAGTTTATCGATTCTTTTTTTAACAGATTCAGAAACGTCAGTTAAATCTTCAGGTTCCTCTGTTTGTGTTTCTTGTTTTGGTTGTTCCTGAACTTCTTCAACAGCAACTTCTTCTTTTGGTTGCTCTTTGTCATGATCAGTATAACCTAAATCAACTTCACCAGCGTTTAAGTTTGGTTCTTTTGATTCTTCCTGTTTTGTTTCTTCAATACTAATATTAGTTTCTTTAACATCATCTGTATCGAGTTCAACTTCAGGTTGTGTCTTAGCATATTCTTGTGCATCAGCCATGATGTGTCCTCCTTAATATAAATGCAGAATATCTTCTGGTTTTGCTATTGTTGCGATGATTTCATCATCATTCAAAATACGGTGTTCACCATATTTTGTTTTAAATCTAGAACCGGCATATCTACCGTAGATTACAAATTGCCCTTTACTACACCAAGGACCTTTTGGAAATTTTTCTTTATCCTGATAACAAAGATCACCCATCTCAACAACTAAACCAACTACGGTTGTCATCTGAATAGTTTCACTTGCTGTATCAGTTAAAATAATTCCACCTTTAGTTTTTTTAGGTCCTGAATAAGGTCTAACTAAAAGTCTATATCCAACTGGTTTTGGTATAACGTCTAAGTATTTTTTAATACCTTCTGGGTCAGTAGGTATGGCTTGTTCTTTTGATTCTGGTGTAGCCTCACCATTTTTTTTGATCCCGACTAAAGGATCAGGTTGTATTATCGTCATCGACATTCTCCTCGTTTCTCTGCAGGTCTTTAAGATCCTGTAGCAGCGTTTCTAAAGCGCTGAGTTTCCCTCTAGCATACGATAGGTTGTCGATTGTGTCTACATGGTACACCAAATCCTCTTTGGTCTTCTCAATTTGTTTTTTGATGTAATGTCGAATTGATTGTAGTGTATCTAAATCAAGATTCATTTCGTTCTAAACAGATTTTATTTTTACCAGCCTCTATTGTTTTAAATCCATATTTTTCTAGTATTTTAGATATAAAAGGCATGTCATATTTAGGATAATCATCAAATATAAATCTAGTACCTTTTACAGATTTATTAGCAAACCATACTGATTCAGTAATAACATCTTTAGTCATATGAGGTCCGTCAAAATGCACAAAGTTAAAATAATCAATATTTGTATACTGATTCATAAATTCAATATCAGTCATTTTTGTAAAATAAAACATTGGATAAGATTCAAAATCTTTCATCATTTGTTCATACATAGCATCAGTGTAATCACAAGTATAAGCACCTGTATTATCATAATGTTGATATTCTAAATTACCATAAGGATCTACACCGAAGTGTATATAAGGAGTTCCTTGAATTCTTTCTCTAAAAGAATCCATAATTATTTTCGAACCAAGTCCTTCTCTGACTCCAATCTCGCATGAATAAAATCTTTCTCTAGGGGAAAATACAGGTGTAGTCTCACACCATTTTTTTAGTAGTTCATATTCAGAACTATCACCTCTAATCATGATAGTTGTTTATAGCAAAGTAAGTTAAATAGCAACTACTTTCGTTTTATTAAATCTGTAGCTTTAAGTCCGTAAACACTCGCGATGACACCTACAAAAATTGTTTGATACCAGAAAGGAAGTTGCGAAAAATATTCGAAGAAAAGCTTCATCTTTTCCATCGCAGTTGGATCATCCGAAAATACTGCCCAACTTAACATTACGATAGGAGCTGAGAGCAATAATAAAATGAATTCGTCTTTCCAGTCCGATTGTCTTGCTTCTAATAATTTACCCTCGTAAGCTATCTCTCCCGCTCGCATCTTTTCTGCGTGCAGAAGTTGTGCATCCGACATTGCTTGTTTGGTTCTTTGCTTGTTCTGATATAAGTGGGCTCCAGTTTTTAGGCCCATTCCCAATAATTTTAACCACATCATAATATTGTTTTTGTCTTCTTTTACCTAAATAAGGTAACATTTCCTCCATAAAGTGTAAAGCACGATAGCCTTTTAACCAAAATCGCCAAACTTGTTTGTGATGTTCTTTTTGTTTTTTCTTTTTTTTATGAATATTTCCATTTGTTTTAAAATAATATTGAAATCTTTTGACGACATCTTCATCTGTCATCTGTACTTCTAGTACAGCTGAAGGCGTCCACCCATTTGGTCTTTTATTAACACCAAACCAACCTTCACCTTCAAATATACCAGCTAAAAAAATTAATTGTTCTCTTTTTGAGAGATTTTCAAACATTCAAATCTATAACAGATCTTTATAATAATCGCTACCCTTAAATATCATTCCGCCTGTTGATTTTTTATCTACTTTTGGGGATCTTAAAATATTTAAAGCTTGAGATATCTGTGATTCTTGTGAGATAGAAGGATCTACATCATTTTTCATAATATCATCAAATTTTTTATGAAGATCAGGTCTATTTTTTAAAACCTTTTTAGCAATCTTACTACCAACGTATTGTAAAACTTTAGCGACCATTATTTAAGTTCCTACAAAGTAAACAACCTTTTTTAAATTTTTCATGTTTCCAACAAGGCTCTTTAACAACTTCTTTTTGTTTATAAATAATTGGTGGAAAAAATAAACACCAAACCCATCTTGCTATTTTTTTAAAAATCATCTTACACCTCTAAAGTTAAAACCTTTGACTTGGATACCTTTAGTTCCTCTTACATCTACACACTCACTACAACAAGCATCTCCGCCTGTGTTCATTTTAATTGGTGGCACTTGTGAGTTTGGTCCACTTTTAGGTGGAACTGTTTTTGTTAATCTTTTATTTTTTATCATAATAAACTTTTATCTACATTAGAGCTTATCACAATCTCACCACCATGTTCAAACGATTGTGAAACAGGTGTCTTACACGGAGGATAAGTTCCATCAGGACATAGTTGTTTGTTATTGTTATCTGGTATTGTTGCAGGTCCTGTTGTTTTTTGACCTGTAGTTAACATCTCGCCACCTAGAATATCATTTTGACGAGCATCTTTTAAATTTTTTCTATTATACAAACCTTGTGAAATTTTATTAAACGCATAAGTAAAAGGTCCTATAGTTGGAACTTGAACAGGTCCTGTTCTAACTTGAACTTGAGGTCCCCCTGTGCTAGTTGGACTTGATCCCTTAGCACCAAATTGATTTGTGCTTTGTTGAGTATAACCTCCTTCACCACCTGTATCTCCAGGTCCTGGTGTGTTTACTCCAAAATCAGCTTTAGATGCATCTGCACCACCTTTAGCTTTTAAAATTTTATTACCATATTTCTTAGACCATTTTTTTGCGATCTCTGGTTCGTTCGCATACATGTATCTTCTTTGCTTTTCAGATTTAAAAGGCATTATCTTTTATTGTCCTTTTTTGGTTGTTGCATTTTCTGTGCAGTTAAATCTATTTTTTCTTCTGCGATTCTAATTCTCTCTTCAGCTTGATCTTCTGCAGATTCTAATTTCATTTTATCAAAGTCTAATCTTTCTTCAAATTCCATTTCTTTTCTTTCTGCGTCTTGCTGATTTTCCATAGCTTTTCTTTGTAAATCCATAGCTCTTAAATCTAATTCTCTTTGTTTCAATGCAACTAATGGATCTTCTTTTTGTCCACCAGCTTCTTCTTGAGCTAACATCATTGTAATCTCAGCAACTTTTTTAGCGACCATAGAATCAAATAATATTTTAAATCCTTGTGGGTCTTGTTGTGCTTGCATTTGTAATTCTGGTGTATTCTGAATCATATCTCCTATTTCACCATGAGCTTTTAATGCAATGTGGTCAGATATGTGTCCTTGTAGTAAAGCATATACCATTGGATTGATTTGAACCATTCTTGTAGCCATAAATGCTCTATGAGCTGCAATATGTGAATCATGATCTTGTTCAGGAAACGCTTTTAGCATTTGCATCTGTAATGATTTAGCATTTTCAGTTGCAGGATCCTCAGGTTGTGGTTGTAATTCAGGTTTTAACAAAGCATCAATGTTTTTTGTTCCTAAAGCTTCATAAACTCTTCTGTAAGCTTCTCTTAAATTGTGCATTTGTGGATTTGAAGCTGCAATTTTTAAATTCTCGTTTGCTAAAGTGACTCTTTGAGCCATTGAGAAGATATTTGGGTCTGCAACAGGGATTACATCCACTCTATCGTCAAAATCTTGTAGTTTTACGAATCGATCTGCGTTTGTAACTGCATATGGATACACAGGAGGCAGATAATCTGCAAAAACTTTTGATAAAAGTCTAAATTCTTGTCTCATAGCGTAGTAACAACGCTTGTGAATAGCGCTCATGACCCTTGAACCACGCTCTAACAACGCAATTGTCGTTCCAACAGCTCTATTTTGACTGTCTTCACCCATTTGCATGTCTGCAATCGCTGCAAAACGTTGTCCAGCTTGTACAACAAAGCCTAAAAGTTGGAATAAAGTACTACTTGGCTCTTTAAAAGGTAAAATTTGGAATTGATCTTTGATATTTCCTCCAGGTGCATCAACATCTCTGAACTCACCAGGTTGAAAAGGTTGGTCATCGTCACGAATTCTTATACCTCTAGACTTAAATCCAGCAGGTAAGTTCGCTAAAGTACCTGCATCGAGCAATTGTCTTAGTGCTTGAGTAGCAGACCTAGATAATCCACCAATCATATGGATTAAACCAAAGCCATAAAAACCTAATCCAGGTAAAAATTTGTAATGTACAAAGTATTCTTTTCTAGATTGTGTGTCATCATCTTCGCTGTAGTTTCTATAAATAGATAAAACTTCTCCTGAACCTTCATCTATTGAAACAATGTAAGGTAATTTAACTTCTTTCTCTGCATTCTCAACTTCAAACTCGTTCAAGTTTAAATCAATATGCATTTCTAAAATATTATATTGATATTCTTTTTCTCCAGCAGGTTTTACACCTTCTAGTTCATTTAACTTATCTTGTATTGGACTCTTGTCAGCTTGCTTTGGTATTAATTCTACATCTCTATAGAATCCTGCTTTCTGTTGTTTAAGAACATCATTCTCTGACATCTTAACAATGTGTGTAATTCTTTCACAATCTTTTAAATCAGTTGCGTAATATGGAACAATTAAATCTTCAGCAGGTACAAATTTAGCAACTGCTCTTTGTTTGATTTCATCGTAATAAATTTTTTTAAATGCAGATCCTGCTAATGGTAAATAAAATAATAATTGATCTGTGTCTGGTGTGTATTCTTCCATTTGTTCCATCAACATATAGTTCATGAAATCTTTAACACGTTCTGCTTGTTGTGATACTTCTGGAGTGTCAGCACCAATGACTTGAGTTCTTACAGGTCCATCACTTGGTAATAATTCTTTATACGCTTGCGCTTGAAATTGTGTTACAGCTTCAGATAAAAGCGGATGGGTTACACCACTTGCACCTTGGAAAGGTCTTGTGTTTTGCACATACTTAAATCCAAGAAGGTCTAAACCTTGTGTGTAAGCTTGTTCCCAATCCGCTCTTGAAACTTTATCTTTTTTATAATCCTGAATAAGTTGTGAAGACATACGGCCAAGCGTTCGCTCGTCCATATCTTCAGCTAAGTTTCTGTAAAAATCTTCTTCTGGTTCTGGAGCCTCGTCTGGAGTTTCCTGACCCTCAACTTCTACATCAACTTCTGACTCTTCAACTTCTTCTTCAGGAAGTTCATTTTGTTTTTCTACTTCAGCCATTATTATGTAATGATAGTTCTTTTATTTTTCCCTAACTTACAGCCTCTAGCCATTACGCCGTTTTTAGCTTTAATCATTTTACCAGTTTTAGCACCATCATATGGGCCTAAACCAAATGCATCACCATATCCTAAGAAATCAGCTCCGCTTGATTTTTTAGTCATTGGTTTCTTTTTAGGTAACATTGAAGCACTCATTGCTTTAGATAAAGCTGTGTCATTAGCCATTTCTGAACCAAGATCACCTGTATCTACTTGTGCTGCTTTTGCCATTGCTTTGTTTCTAGCACCTAGCATTTTAGCTCCAGCCATACCAATTAAGGCTGCACCGATAGCTTTTTTTATTTTTTTGCTTGCCATGATAATTATCTCCTATTTGTTATAACAGATTTATAATATCATGCAAATATATTTACGACTAGACCACCCTCATTGTAAGCTTTGAAAGGCTTATTGATCATATCTGGAGAGATCTTAATCGCATATACGTCATAAAATAAATCTGGATCATTTGGTGCCATTCTTACAATATCAGCATTGTCGCCATATCTTCCAACATAATATTGAGCTTCTGCTTCTGTTTTAAATGCAGCGATATGCTCATCAATTTTTTTCTTATCGCCATAACCAAATTCTTTTTTACCCTGATTTGTTCTAACTACTTTAAACTGTTTATCAGGATCTGATTTAGCGACAGGTATTGTCTTTACCTCAGAGTTATATTCTCTAGCTAATCGTTTCATCTCCGCAGGTAGAGTTGCTTCTTTATTAGGATCCGTTAAAATTTCTCTATCTTTTTTCTTACTAAATACTTTATAGTTTTTAAAACCAGCTTTACCAAATCTATTTCCATAAAACTCTATATCCCCTAAAAACTTTTCTCTTTTCAAATGGTGTAGTCTTTCTACAGGAGAGATTCCAACCCACTGTATCCCTCTATCTACTGCATCTTTAATTGTATTTTTCAAAGCATGTCCACCCCAGTTCTGTTTTCCGAATAAAGGTAAGAATGGAATTGAATCTGTTTGTTTTCTAGTATTAATGTTTGCTAGGTTCATTGAGTTCGCTTTAATTTCATCAAACTCAGATTTAAGTTCTCTAAATCGTTTCATGTCCGCATTTGTTTGCTTCATACCTTTTCTTGTAATGTTAGTCATCTCGTTTACGATTGCATCTAACTTTCTATTTGATGAGAAAAATTCTATTTCAGAACCAAATGCATTTTCAACTCTATCTCTTGCAGGGTTTACATCTCTAAGTTTTTGATTGTAGTCAGATTGTATTTCATCAATCATTTGAATTTTTTGATTGTCTGCCGTCTTACGAATACTTCCTCTTACATGATATACCTGGTTAGGAATACCGCTGTAATGTCTATTAAAGTCATAAGGTAATGTTTGACCCATTGGTAATGGTTTAGGATAGTAAACTACATTTTCAAAATACTCATCACCACCTTTGAGTCTATATTCAGAGTGGTTTCCATACTTCGGTCTAAACCCTTGTGATTCTTGTAGCTGTAGTTTTCTAAATATTTCTGTATCTCTTCGTTTTAATAGGTTAGTTGCATTTGCAACGTCATCACTAACATTCAGTCCTAAGTTTCTAGCTTGAGTTATTATGTTTTCATAGCTGTCTACAGAATCTTTAAAAGGTGATGCACTAAAACGATCATAGTCATCAGATGCTACTTCTCTAAACTTATAGTTCATTCTTGCATTAATCTTTAAATTGGATTTTTGCACTGCATTAATATTCTCTAATAAACTAGATAATCGTTGAGTTTGTGTATCTGATCTTGTAGGCATAGCCGTGATTTGTGCTCTAATAGTATCTAAATTATTATTCATAGTACGTGCTACATCTTCTGCTTCATCTACGATTTTAACATCAGTCATGTACTTTCTAGTTTTAAGATTGTTCACAGGAGCTTTTTCGACAATGTAAAGTAAATCCATTTTAGTTAATGGAATCTTTTTATCTTGAGCGACTTTTAAAAAGCCACCTATTAAATTACCTTGTTTATCAAACTGTGCAATGTTGGAGTCCCATAACTCTTCTTTCTTTACCCCTTGAGAAATACTTTTAAAATCAGGATTACCTGTTTTAAAAGATCCAGGGCCAGTAGATTTAAAATCTCTAATCCATTCATCTGCTTTTCTTGCACCTGCAATCGGGTGTCTTGCAATGTAATCCCATAGTGAAGATCCGATACGATTAGTAGAACCTCCTCTAGATAGTGGATTGTTATAAGCAATCTTTTTTAGCTCATTTGATTTTTGAATAGCTTCTTGTCTAATTTGTTCTTGTAATGAGATTTGAGGTTTAGTCATTGCTTGACCTCTTTCAACTCTTGTTGGAGCAATCTGTAATACTTCTTCTACCTGATCAACTGGTTCCTTGATCCGTGATACTGGATTCTTTGGCGTTGTCTTAGCCATAATACGATTAATGGCTCTACCGATAGGAGTTCTAAGAGCCACGGCTCCTGCACCAGCAACCGCTAATCCCGCTACACCCTTCAAGGCGCTCGGTTCATAAGGTTCTGCGTATTCTGAATTTCCTACAGGAACATTAGATGTAGGTTCATCTTCTATGATTTCTTGTTTCTTTAAAGCTTCTAAGCTCACTACTTAACTCCAGTGAACTTCGTTCCTTGTATTGCTACTCCGCCTCCAGTGCTATAATTATCTACACCTTCAGGTCTTAAATAATCTTCTGGATGTTCTTTTACAGGATCATACATTTTACCATCTACCATGTATGGATCTCCTAGATAAACAATGTTCTTATCTCCCATTGCCATATCTCTAGCTTTAGGCATTTTCTTTTTTTTATTTTTTGACATTATAGTAAATCCTTAATGTAATCTCCGCCTTTAGTAATTTCGACTTCCCCACCTGTTTTCATTTTAGCATTACCTGTTGCTTTTTGATAAAGATCAGTGACCATGTTTTTTTTATTACTTACATATTCTGTATCGTTCGGTGTAGCCGTAGCTGTTTTCTTAGTTGCTTTACTTAAAGCTTTTGCTCCAAGTGCACCTAATGCAAGAACTCCTAAAACTGCTTTAATAGGTTTTATAGGTTTATTTTTCTTTTCTTTTTTAGCATCCTCAGTTGCTTTCTTTAAAGCTTCTAAGTATTTTTTATATTCTGTAGCTTCATCCATAATAACTATATTCCTTCGGTACTTTATAAAATTCTTCTTCATAGTCACTTAACATTTCTATGAAGTTTCCTTGACGATATCTTAACACAGCCTGTGTGGTACTGTCGACATAGTCATCATGAGCTCCATGTGGAAATGCTGCACATTCCTCAATCACTTCTTCAGCATATTTCTCGTCTTCTGGATAGTAAACTTGCCCACTTTCGAATACTGGAGCGGTGGCGTTGACCCGTGAATGCTTATCTTTTCCCCTTGATGGTACGAATGGGATGACAGGGATCCCCATTCTTCTGAACTCCTGCATGAGTGGTTCCCCTGTAGCCTTAGCCTCAATGATCACGGACTCAGGCTCCCAATATTTATATTGATCCAAAGCAACTGCTTTCAGTTCTGGAAAGTCAAATTTACCTTTGAGTGCATCTAATAATATCATTGCAGGTTTACCATCTTCTTTTGGAAAGAAGACACCCCAAGTTGTGATAGCTGAATAGTCAGCAGTTTCTTTTGCACTAAATGCAGTATCGTACGATTGAATAACATGTTGCAGTTTTGGAATATTTCTTTTAGTCCATGGTTGCCACCATTCTCTTTTTAAGATTGCACCTTCTTCAGATGTAGGTTCCTGCATATACTGAGCAGACCAGTTTCTGATTGGAAGTGATGCTTTAACTTTTTCTAATTCTTCTAGTTCCCAATACTCAGGCCAAACAGGTTTACCTGAATCTAATATTGCAGGAAATGAAATTACATTCCACTTGTCAGCTTTAGGTTCAGCTTGAGCCTTGATTAATCTTCCTGTCAAATCATCTTCAGCCCATCTTGTCATTACAACTACAATTGAGCCTCCAGGTTGTAAACGTTGTCTAGGTCCTGACACATACCAATCATATGCACGTTCCATAGCTGAATCAGACATTGCATCTTGTTCAGTGTGTGGGTCGTCGATAATAAGTAAGTCCGCCCCTCGTCCTGTGATAGAACCGCCTACCCCCGCTGCAAAGTATTCCCCACCATGATTGGTCTCCCAACGTCCTTTTGCCTTACTATCTTCTCGTAGTTTAACATCTCCAAATATATTTTTATACTCCTTCTGTTCCATTAGGTTACGAACCTTAGAACCAAATCTTGAAGATAGTTCTGCGTTGTGTGAAACTTGCATAATTTTTAGATTTGGATACTTCCCTATCATCCAAGCAGGAAATAAGAATGATGCAAATTCTGATTTGGTATGCCTAGGGGGCATATTGATAATGAGCCTCCCTTTTTTCTGTTTAGAAATTTTTGTAAACTCTGAAGCTATATGTTGATGATGACCCCACTTTTTAGGATTAGGATCCAATCTACATATAAAATCAGGCCATACTTCTTTCACAAAATATATAAAATTATCCTGGCACAACTTTATGTGCTCAATCCATTTTTTTTCTACAGCTAATCTAAGCTGTTCATTGGTTAATAATTCTTTTTGCATTGGGTCCCCTTTAATTTAACCTATAATAAAATTATTGTCACTACGTTTGTAAATCAGAGTTTAAAGGCCAGATCATCAGATACATTTGGAACGCTTAGCGTGGCACAAGATGTGGTGTAAAAGTTTATATGTTGCTACTAGGTTTGGTACCTCTATGAAGTACGAGATGGCAGGTGATGTAGCCCCGAAGGGCTACACCTGTTGGTGATTACTGATTAAAGTCTTGGTTATTCTGTATTAACTCAAGTATTGGTCTTAGATTATTAACAAGCTTTGCTTTTAACTCATTAACAATAGGATCATTAGGGTACTGAATTATAATTTCCTCAACAGCACTCTCTAATTGTTTATACATGAATTGATAATTCAACCCACTATCAAGCGAGTTAGTACTCGCTTGTTCAACTTCATTATTGTTCTTTTTGCTCTCAATAATGTTATTAACCATTTTAACTAGATTGCTCATACTTAACCTTTCTTTTGATATTTGATTTTGATTTCATTAGTTTCCATAGGAACTAAATACTTTAAGTATTCATCTGGATTTAATTCCTTAAACTTTGTGATATCAAACCGATTTAACTTACGATTAATTAATTGAGCATAACCCTCATAATCATCTAACTTATTAAAGATGATAAGATTTGTTTTTAATCTATTGAACAAATCTATATGAGTTGGAATAACTAATTTAATATTCTTAGCCATTTCCTTTTGGTTATCTTTTGCTATACCTAAGTTTAATAGGTCTAGTTGGTTTTGTTTTGTAGCTTTCTTTTGTAGCTTTACTACATTTTGATTGCTCATAACATTCCTTTCTTTTTAGTTAGTTAGTTATCCCATTCTTATAAGATTAAAAAAAAGATTAATCAAGAAATAATTTAAAAAAGATTAAAAAAAATAAAACAATCAATATTGCATAGATCATATAAATTCATGTGCCAACCTGAAACCCGTCAGAAAAACTGGGCGAACTGGCCAGGCAGCTTTTGTTTAGTTTATTGTTATGGCGTCGGCGTGGCGTCGGCGTCGGCGTGGGCGTTAGCCCACGCCATTTGTATTAACTCAACATATACGAAACCCGTTGGATTGTTCGCAGAACTCAATGAAACTCTCAACCTGTTCCATTGTGAACGGGTACGAACTCCCGTAGCTATACTTCCGTTGTATCCATTCCCAAGTGTCGTGGTCTTCCTTTGGATAGTCAGCAGGTGCAGTATTAGTTTTACCTGTTTCCCTTTCTACCTTTTCCCTCAACATCTTATGGCAGATTTCAACGAACTTATTATTCCTTTCAGCTTCTTCGCTCTCTTGCTCTACCTCATGGATTGCTTTTGAAACTGTACCGTCTTTGATAAGTGCTTTTAGTTGTTTAGCAATTTCTTTTGCCTCGCTCTCGCTTACCTCATGACCGTCATTAGATTGCCAAAACTTTTTATTATCTTCAGCAATTACTCCTGTTTGCTCACAAACAAAGTCAGCTAATCTTCTCCAACCCCAAACGGATTGTCTATAATATTCGCCTGTTTCTGTTTTGTGATTGCCTGTACTATATAAGTCAAAGCCCATTTTCTTTCTCCTTGTTAAGTTAGTTTCTAAAGTCTTACCATATCCCATCAGCAATGCAACAAAATATTTTAGAAAAGTTTTCCAGCTCACAGCTGCTTCGCTGCACGCTGGTGCACCAGTCCTGAACTTACCTTTACCTATCATCATATCTCCTCTCGGCGTGGGCGTGGGGGTAGAGCTAACGGATCCCAGCACGCCAGTCTGCTGCTGGCCAGGCAGGAAAGCTTCATCATCTAGCACATGCGTGTGTGGGGTCGACGGCGTGGGGGCACCGGTCAGAGACCTGTGCATCCGCGAACCATCAGTGCGAGCGCAATGATGTAGATCCATCCTACGCGAGGAAAGAAGACTAGTGGTACAGTCAGAACGAAGAGCCACCATATCAATGTGTCTCCTTCGCTGCTTCCAGCTCCTGGGCAGCGCATTCGACAGCTAACCATGTCATTGAATTTTTAAAGGCGGTGGGACCACGGATGTCCTTGTCCAGCAGGAAGAAGACAGACTCACCACAAGCCTCTGCTGCCTCCCTTACATATTTCCAAACGTCAGCTTCGTGTTCGTTATAGAAGGCAGTAGTTTCTACGTAGTAGGTCAGACCTGCTACCCCGCCACCACAGCCGTGTGTTGCGATGTCTTTGATGGCGAACATTTCCTTCTGTTCGCCATCTTTTAGCCATTCCTTTATCGTCCCCATGTTATGCCCTCCACATCTGTCTTGAACTTAACGATGTCCCTCAGCTTGAGGTGCGTAAGGATCGTAGGCTCATTGTCTAGAGTTCCCTGACCCTTGAGTCGTGAGCCACTCGTAATTCTCACCCACATCTTCTCAGACCTGTTCTTGTGCTTAAACCACACATATACATAATCACGCATCTTCGGCATTCTCTCAAGTTTCTTGATAGAGAAGTATGTTTCTTTTCCATGTTTAGGACATGAGTAAACTATGTTCTCGTCTTTACCCGCAAAATTTTCTTCAATCGATTTAGCTATATCTACCATATGATCACTCCTGTCAAAGTAAGAGTCGCAAAGACAATTGCGATCACGGTTAGTTCTGGAATTATTGTATTCATTTTTTCTCCTTTGTTAGTTGTTGTCGGTCAAGACCCGTTCCTACTTAACTAGTATCAACTCGGCTTCTTATCTTGCTTCTTCTTCATAGGTTTCCGACACCTTACAGATAAGATATGATGGGATAAATGTCAATCATTATTTTCAAATTATTTTTCCACAGGCATTACCAATGTAGGA